AAGGAGCCCGGCTCAGCCCTATCTGCCCTACAGCGTAAGGCATGTGAGGAATTTATAAAGGACCTACGTCCGACCAAGGCACTCCTTCGCGCTGGCTACGCAGAACAGACTGCCGACAGGAACTCTGGTAAATTCTTCGACAGACCTGAAATCCAATCCTACATAACACATATCAAAAATAAGGCTGGTCAGCGGGCCGGTGTTGATGCCGCTGAAATCATTCGCCGCCTTAATGCCATTTCGGAAAAGGCCGAGCGTGACGACGAACTCCCCTCCGCTATCCGCGCCCTGGAATTGATGGGCAAACATATCGCTATGTTTAGTGATAGGCAGATCATTACCGATGAAAAGAATCCCTGGTCTACTGGAGAAAATCCAGAAGATATTGCCAAGGATATACAGAGGTTGCGGAAGATATCAGCACCGAAGCTGGTAACTGACAATGGAGATGATGTTGACCAATTCACGACGAACAAAGAAACCAATAAAGCCGAAAACGGCTAAGGATTCCTCTAACATAAAGATTGACAAACTTCCTGAATGGAAGCGTACCCTCATGGAATGGGGAGGCAAAAAGTACTTGCCTAAGGATTTCCAGAATGACGGAAAATGAACAAGTCTATACCAAAGAAGACCTCAACTCTGCCACCAGGGTTGCAATCCAAGCGGCTAGAGAAGACCTTCTCGCATTCGTCCTTCTCATGGACCCCCAGTTTTCAGTGGGTCCCCACCACCGATATCTCTGCGATGTTCTCATGCGGGTGGAATCGGGTGAAGACAAACGCGCAATGGTCTTTGTATCGCCGCGTTCATCCAAGTCCCTCATCACCTCTATCTATTTCCCAGCCTGGGCCCTCGGCAGACACCCCCAATGGCAACTAATCGAAGTCTCCCACTCATCCGACCTTTCCACCGATTTCGGTAGGCAGGTTCGTGACCTCTTAGGAAGTAAGGATTATCATGAAGTATTCCCTGATACAGAAATTCGCAAGGATAACCGGGCTGCAGACAGCTGGGCAACTACTAAAAAGGGCAGATTCTTGGCGGCGGGAGCTGGTTCAGGTATCGCTGGAAAAGGTGCTCATCTTGGTATCATCGATGACCCGCTCTCAGAGCAAGATGCTTGGTCAAAAGCCTCAAGAGAAAGGATCAACAACTGGTACCCCGGAGGATTCCGAACCCGGCTGATGCCAGGGGGCAGAGTATGTATAGTTCAGACGCGCTGGACGGAGGACGACCTCTCAGGAGACCTCCTAAAAAAGGAGAGGGAAAACCTGTACGCAGATAAGTGGTCTGTGGTCCGAATTCCGGCCCTAAATACCCGCGAATCCATTGGTCCCCTCAAGAAGGCCCGCCAAACCCTTATAGATCAGGGGATTCTGCCGAAAGATTACCCCGAAATGGTGCTCGGTGAGTCCTTCTGGCCCGCGCCCTCCATGGATCAGGACTATCACTGGTCTACAGAGGAGATGATCGCCACTAAACACAACACCCCGCCGTTTCAGTGGGACGCATTGTACATGCAGAACCCTACCCCGGTGGAAGGTGGCATAATTAAGACGAAATACTGGCAGGATTGGGAGTCAGAGACCGCACCACAGTGTGATCACCTCCTTATGTCTCTAGATACCGCGTTTTCGGAGCGAACATCGGCAGATTACTCGGCATATACGCTTTGGGGAATCTTTAACAACTCTTTCTGGAACGAATCCGCGAAATCCATGGAAGATTTGCCATGTTTGCTGTTATTGGGAGCAGGCCGGGGCCACTGGACCTACCCGCAGCTGCGATCCAAGGTTCTTGAGAAGTATCACAAGCATAAGCCCGATACGGTACTGATCGAAAAGAAAGCCTCGGGACAATCTCTGATTCAGGAGTTAAGATTGGCAAGTCTGCCCGTAATTGAGTATAACCCCGACAGGGATAAGGTGGCACGGGCGTATGCTGCGTCCGCCATCTTTCATAATAAGCGAGTGTTCGCACCGAAGAGTAAATCCTGGGCACAGGACGTGATTGAAGAATGTCGCGCCTTCCCAAACTCTGAACATGATGATTACGTTGACACCGTTACCCAAGCTGTCATATGGATGACCACGGGTGGATATGTAGTCCATTCGGACGATCCCTGGCATAACATCTCAGAAGATGATATAATTAGAGGCAGGCAGTCTATTGGAGGATATTATTAATGCCACCCCGTAGCGACATAGTAAATTTGAATCAATTTGAGGACGACAGTGAATATGAAAATCCTGACGTCCCAACGGACGAGGATGTTTATGATGACGAGTCTGTGGTGGAATTTGACTTCTCCGAAGAGGATTTGGAGGAAGAGGCGCCACCTGCCCTCGAAACCAGCCATGATGACAACCTTGCAATTGTAATTGCTGAAGGAGAAGGCGGCGAAGACATTCTCGGACAATTAGCTAGCGATCTAGGGGAAGCATTTAACGAAGATAAATCATCTCGCGCAGACTGGGATTCTATTGCCGCTGAAGCGATTGAACTCTTAGGGTTTAAGATTGAAACAAAAGACAGACCATTTAGGGGAGCCTGTGGCGCTTCCCATCCGCTACTCTCCCAAGCAGTCGTAAAATTCCAGGCGAAAGCTTTTAGGGAGCTGTATCCTTCTCAAGGACCTGCTCGAACCCGCGTGGTGGGCAGAGTGACCCCAGAGAAGGAGCAGCAAGCCCTAAGGGTTAAAGAGTTCTTAAATTATCAAACCACCCAATTGATGCCAGAGTATGGACCTCAATTAGACAAGTTACTATTTAGCACAGCGTTGTTTGGTTCCTCCTTTAAAAAGACTTACTGGGATGTGGCCCTCAACAGGCCAGCTTCCCGACTAGTCATGGCCAAAGACTTTGTCATTGATTATTATGCTGAAGACCTAGATACTGCTGAGCGCTATACTCATGTCATGCGGATGAGTGCCAATGAAATAAAACGTAATCAATTGGCAGGCAGTTATAGAGATGTTGAACTTGGTACTCCGGAAGACCCAGAACTAACAGAATCTGAAGAGAGTGTTGACGAACTGCAGGGTAAGACACGTCCCTCTAACTTTAACAACGAAATCTACACAGTTCACGAGATGCATGTCAACCTAGACCTACCCGGTTTTGAGGAGCCCAACGGTCTTATGCTTCCGTACGTTGTTACTATTGAAAAGGATTCTGATGAAATTCTTAGCATACGTAAAAATTGGGAGGAAGGCGATACAACGTATCAAAAACAAGTTCACTTCACTCATTATTGCTTCGTGCCCGGCCTGGGGTTTTATGGCTATGGGTATCTTCATCTTATTGGAGGGCTGGCTAAGACTGCAACCTCTACGCTTCGTCAGCTCACCGATGCAGGAACCTTTGCTAATCTGCCTGCCGGATTCAAAGCTCATGGCCTGCGTGTTCTAGCTCCTGACGATCCCCTACAGCCCGGTGAATGGAGAGAAGCTAACGCACCAGCAGGTGATTTACAGAAATCTCTGGTCCCCCTTCCTTATAAAGAGCCCTCCCGTACCCTGTATGAGTTGATGGGCTTCATGGTGACAACTGCTAAGGAGTTTGCTGATCAGACAGACGCAGTTGTTTCAGAAAGCTCGAATTATGGCCCAGTTGGCACGACTCTTGCATTACTGGAACAGTCCGGTAAGCTCTTCTCAGCCATCCACCAACGTATGCATTCAGCTCAAGGGCGTGACCTAAAACTCCTAGCTAAACTAAACTTCAAGTATCTCCCAGAAGAGTACCCATACGAAGTGGCTGGCTTAGAGCAACAGCCCGGAGAAGGCGGAAATACAGGAGTATTCCGCACGGACTTTGACTCCAAGATTATAGATGTTATCCCTGTATCTGATCCGAATATGCCTACTGAGGCGCACCGGGTAGCCAAGCTAAACGCCATCATGACGGTGGCCATGCAGGACCCTGCAGCCCATAACATGAAGGCCATCCGCCTCGATCTCTACCGGGCGATGGGAGTCGAACAACCCGAGCGCTACATGGCTGAACAGACTCAACCATTTACTGGAGACCCTGTGAGTGAGAATTCGGCTGCCATGATCGGCACACCATTAGCCGTAGCCCCTGCACAGAATGATGACGCCCATATGGTTGTTCATGCCATGATTCTCCAAAACCCCGCCTACCAGGAGAACCAGAGCCTAAAACAAATCATGCTCTCCCATATCAATGACCATATGGCCGCTAAGCAACGCAAGGAATTCATTGAGATGATGAGCCAGCAGGACCCTCAGGCAGCCCAGGCGCTAATGCAGCCTGTCCCCCAAGCCCAGCCGGGACAATCTGCACCTCCACCTATGCCTCCTGAAGTCGAGGTAGCTATATCCATTGCTGCCATGAATGTTTCTGACGCCGTTCTTAAGTTGGATGAGGCTAAAGCTGCCGCCCTTGCTGGCAAGAGTGTTGATCCTATGATTAAGTTGGAAGAACAAAAATTGGAACTCCAGGCGAAGAAGCAACAGGATGACCTTGATATAGCGTTAGGCAAGCAGATTACACAAAACTTGAAAGACCAGAAAGATCAAGACCTCAAGCGTGGTGACCAAACGTTAGAGGAAGCGGGTATGATGATCGACGATGTAAACGCGGATGAAGACCGCGCTATGAAGAAGGAAATCGAACTAATTAAACAGAAAGGAAAGACTAATGGCCCATCAAGGCAAGGCTGAACCGGTCAGTAAGAAGACCAAGCCGACTCCTATCCCTGCACGCAAGGGCGGGAAGAAAAAGCTCTTTGGTTAATGGAGAACACACAAGTGTTTGTGGCTAATCTTAAAAAAGCCACTCGGGAGTCGAAAGAAGCGAATGTCCAACAGCTTATGGACGGTGTGGAGAATATGGAAGACTATAGATTTGTTCAGGGTTCTATCCACACCCTAGAAGCAATAGATATTCGTATTGATGATATCCTAAAAACAATGCGCAAACAACTAACAGGAGACGACGATGAAGAAGACTGAAATACCCGTAGTTCCATGCGGCTGGCGCATTATGGTCAGTCCCGTAACCATCTCTGAAAAGACAGCAGGTGGCATTATTCGGCCTGATCAGGTTAAGGATAACGCTAAATTGGCTACAGTAGTGGCTAAAGTGATCGCTATAGGTGATCAAGCCTACGGAGAACCCGATAAATTTAGTAAGTCGTGGGTCGAACCAGGGGACTTTGTACTCATAGAACGCTTTGCAGGAGCTAAGTTCTTCTACAAAGGGGACGAGTATAGGCTGATGAATGATGACGAAATCATGGCTACCACTACTGATCCTGATAATATAACCCACATGTAGTTGCATTCCGTAAAGGAATGTGTTAGTCTTAAGATATGCGTTAACGTAGATTCGCACCTATGGAGGGACATATGGACGACGAAAAGGAAATTGAGGTTGATGACCTCATAGATAACGATGGAATTGATGATGTTGATATTGAGCTAAAGGATGTTGGCACGGTACTCAATGTCGAAGACTATAAAGAAAAAGACGAAGACGACTCGGCGGAAGTTGTCGTCAAGAAAGATGAGGACGAAGAAGAGGAAGTATTAGAGGAGGAGGAACCTCTCTCTGATGAAGACCGTGAGAAGCTCGGTAAGCGTGCTCAACGGCGCATTTCTCAACTCATTAAGCGGTCAAAAACTGCGGAAGAAAACTACATTGAACTCGAAAAGAGGTATGAAGAGTCCAGAAATAAAACCGCTGAGTTCGCGGCCTCTACACAGACTAGGGAACGAGAACTTCTAGTAGAACATGAAGAGCGTATTAAGGCACAGGAACGGGAAGTTCTTATAACCTTAAAAGCCTCGAAAGAAGTTGGAGACATCGATCAAGAGATTGAAGCGCAAGACAGTCTCATGCAGCTTAAGGCAGAAAAAATGTTAGTGGAGCGAGCCAAGGCTCACTTTGCAAGGCAGGACAGAGACCTTGAACAGGCTAGACCGGCAGATGAAGGGGGCAGAGAGGCTCCTCGGCCTGAGGCCCGGCGAGGTCAGCCAGTTGCTGTAGATAAAAATGCCCTGAAGTGGCAAAAGAATAATGATTGGTTCGGTGGGGAAACCCGCAAAGAACAACTCATGACTAATATGGCCTATACGGTCCATAACGACCTTCTATCTGAAGGATTTATGCCAGACCCTGAAGACTCAGATTCTGTATCTGATTATTACAGTGAACTGAATTCGAGGATACAGGCAGAGTTTCCTGAAGAGTTTGAAGGTAGTGAACAGGCAGAAGGCGGTGGCACAGTCTCCGTAACTCCTCGCAAAAAGCCCGTTCAGGTAGTAACTGGAGGAACGCGCACCTCTGGTAAAACCTCTAGCAGCAAGGTTCTACTCACTCGAAGTGAACTTATGCGAGCTAAAAGCCTCGGGGTAACCCCGAAAGCATATGCGCGAGAAAAAGCCAAGATCGCGTCGCGGTCTTAGGCCAGCGGAGGAAGAAATGACCAAAACTGCTAAGACAACTCGTAAGTCCCGCTCTCAAACGGGTACCCGTAAACAAGTACAGTGGCGTCCACCTAACGCTTTAGAAGTTCCAGAGCCGCCTGCTGGATATAAATATCGATGGATTCGACACGAGCTTCGTGGAGAAGACCAAGCCTCTAACATATACAAGTGGGAGCGTCAGGGATATACCCCCGTACGACCAAGCGAATTAGGTGACGATTATCCGCATGATACGTTTGAAGGTGGGAAACATGAAGGAGTAGTTCGCTCCGGTGATGTAATCCTAGCCAAAGTGCCATTGGAGATTGTGGAACAGAGGAACGCTTACTATCGTAAGAAGACCGAAGACCTGCAAAAATCAGTGGATATACAATTAGGCCGGGATGTTGCTGGAACTGGATTAGCCCTCACGCGAGATGGAAGTTCTTCCTCAGTAACACGAGGAGACGGTTCGCGCAAAGAAGTAGAATTCGAGGACTAGGCTTAAAAGGCCAGGACTCGAAATAGAAGAAGGTAAATAGTATGGCTTATGGCTATATTCCTTGGCGAGTTCCTGGCTCGTCCGGCGGGCCTTCCCCAAATCAGTACGGTCAGTACACCATTGCGGATGACTACACTCCCGGTTTTAACTCCGGTGATCTTGCAGCCCTCCATACCGATGGCACTATTATCGACCATGCTGATACATTGCTCATGATCGGCATCTTCGCGGGTGTTGAGTATGTTGACGATGCTACGGGTGATGTCCGCTTTGACTCTCAATGGCTTGCAGCTCAATCCATTAAGTCAGGCAGCACTGCTTACGCTTATGTCTATGATAACCCCGACATGGTTTTCAAGGCGCAGGCAGATCAGAACTCTACGGCCCTTGTCCTTGCGGACACCGGAGAGTTGATTGACACCGATCATGGCACGGGTAACTTTGCCATTAAGCGCTCAGGAGAAGGCATTGACTCCAGCACCTCAGGTGTTGGTGGAGGTGGTCACTTCAAATTCTTGGGCTCTGCTGAGCTAGACCGGTCATTTTCTGTGGCTGGTACAACGATGGATGTCTTCGTTATGCCTAACGAGCATCGCCTCAAGGCCGCGATTGACGGTATTTAGGAGTTCTGAACTATGGCTATTTCTAGAGCACAACTTCTCAAAGAACTGGAACCCGGTCTTAATGCCATTTTCGGTATCGAATACTCTCGATACGAGAATGAAGACGTTCCTCTGTTTGAGAAAGAAAAGTCCAACCGGGCTTTTGAAGAGGAAGTTCTGTTCCCTGGCTTCGGTGCTGCTGGCATCAAGCCTGAGGGTCAGGGCGTCTCCTATGTGACGACTGGTGAGTCATGGGTCTCTCGCTATACCCATGATACGATTGCTCTTGCTTTCGCCCTCACTGAGGAGTCGATGGAAGATAACCTCTACGACAAGCTTTCGGCCCGCCTGAGTAAGGCTCTGGCGCGGTCAATGGCTCACACTAGGCAGACGATTGCTGCCAATGTGTACAACAATGCGTTCAGCACCAGTTATGTTGGTGGTGATGGTGATGCCTTGTGCAGCACTTCTCACAGCCTTAAGTCGGGTAGCGCCGATCTGGCGAACAGGCCGAGTACCGATGTAGATCTCTCCGAGACTACTCTCGAAGCCGCTCTGATCACCATTGCTGGTTGGACCGACGATGCGGACATCCCCGTCGCCGTTCCTGTCAAGTCTCTGCATATTCCGCGTGACTTGGTGTTCGTTGCTGAACGTCTGCTTATGAGCCCCTACCGTGTTGATACCGCTAACAACGATGTTAACGCTATCTACAACATGGGTGCGGTTCCGGGCGGATTCCACGTTAACCACCGCTTTACTGATGTGGATGCTTGGTTCTTACGGACTGATTGTCCCGATGCGATGAAGCACTTCGAGAGGAAGCCTGTTTCCACTAAAATGGAAGGCGACTTTGAGACGGGTAACGTGCGGTTCAAAGCCCGCGAGCGTTACAGCTACGGCTGGAGCGACTGGCGCGGCGTCTACGGAACGAGCGGTGGCTGAGCAGTCAACTAGGTTTACCCTGGGAGTTAGGGAGGTCCTCGGACCTCCCTTTCTTTTTGAGTTGACTTCGCACTTAAAAATCCTGTATAATAAATATACAGGCCGATTAGTTCGGTTATTGCAACTTTGGGAACTCCCTCAGATTTGAACGAGAGGATATAAAGAATGTCTAAGATTAGGACAATCACTCTCGCACCAGACGCCTTAGACCGGAATGGTATTTCCTTGTCTCAGACCCTGGCTAGCGGGAACCTGGACCATATCATTAACGGAACGCTATCGTCTGGTCTGGATAGAAATGGTATTTGCGCTTCACAAACACCTTCAGGCACTACTGCTCTAACCCTCAATGGGGTCTTAGGTGTTAGCTTCAAGCTTAGCCCAGTTCGTGTCACTATTTATGGGGCATCCGACGAAAGCGGTAAAACGCTGACTGTTACCGGTAAGAACGGTGATGGTGCGGTCATCTCTGAAGCTATCACCGGCCCCAACAACTACACAGTTAGTGGGTCCACTCTTTTCTCCTACATCACCAGCATCGTACCTAGTGGCACATTCACTGGGGCTGTTGAAGTTGGAGTTTTTGGCGTGATGACTCCAGCGATTCCCATGCACATCTCCATCTACGGCGGCAGTAATGAGAGCAGCAAGACCTTTACGATCACCGGCACAGACTTCTATGATAACGTACTAACTTCAACCATTACCGGCCCTAATAATTCTACTGTAGTTACCACCGAAAACTTCAAAACTGTTACCCGAGTTGTTGGAAGTGCGGCAATGGCTGGTGCCACTGAGGTTGGCGTGGATGGTACTTGTGAGAGTCCTTGGCAGATCGTTAACTACCGTGGCCGGACCTTTAATCTGGGCTTCGGGGTAGACCTATCAAGTGGTGCGTCATTAACATATGATGTTGAGCACACCTTTTACGACCTGCTTGGCCAGAGACTATTCACATCAGGTGATGCTCCGGTCTTTAATCACGATTCGGTTGTTAATGAAACCACGGCCCAATACGGTAACTACACCAACCCACCAACAGCCATCCGATTGGCAATCACAGCGCACACCTCAGGCAGCGCAAATCTTAGAATCACGCAGAGTGGGGGTGCATAATGGTTGGTAAAGTAACTCCTGATAAGTCTGCTCGGGTTTAGAGATATAAACGGGGCGCATACTGCCCCCTGAACCAGTCGGATTTAACATGGCAAAGAAACTAGATATCATGAGATTTTGGCCTATAGCGGTATTCGTACTTGCATTGGCTGGCGGTGCGGGCGCGCAGCAAATCCAGTTGATTAGCCACGATAAGCGTCTGACCCATATAGAGGACAATAACTCTGACCTAAAACAGGGCCAAGCAAGGATTGATGAGCGTACTAAGACAATGCAGAAAGAACAGAAAATGATTCGACAGGATATAAAAGCCATTCTAAGGGAATTACGTTTAGCTAATGGGAGACAGTAGTGGCGTCTAGCGGAACATATGCTTTTGACCTAGATATTCATGAAGTCATTGAAGAGGCTTATGAACTATGCGGATTGGATAATGTCGGAGGTTATCAACTCAAGACGGCTTTAAGGGCCCTTAACCTAGTTCTCACGGAATGGATTAATAAGGGTGTGAACTTGTGGACTTTAGAGCAGGTGACAACGTCTATCTTAGCTAATACAGCTAATTACACGCTGGATTCTAAATACGTAGACATTATTGATGCAGTAATTCGAGACACTGTTCCCAGTCCTGATCTTGATATTACAGCTAACAGAGTCACTCTATCAGAGTATTTAGGATTTTCTAACAAATCTCTTATAGGTTCTCCCACACAATATGCATTAGACCGCAACGCTGGGACAGGTCACACTCTATTTATATACCCTGTTCCAAATGTTTCAACTTACCAACTTATCTCATGGACTATAACATATCCAGAAGATGCAGGTAAATATACAGATTCTCCCGGCACCCCCCGTAGGTTCTATCCCGCCCTTGTATATGGCTTAGCGTATAATATTGCGCTAAAGAACCCTCCACTATATCAGATGACTGGAGAGGGGGGCAGCAGGCCTTCTCGAATTGGCGGGGTGTCGAAGGACCATCGCCTGGAACTTAAGGCTAATTATACGCAGGCTTTTGAAGAAGCCGCAGAAGAGGACAGGGAGAGGGCTAGTTTCTTCTTAGTCCCTGATATAAGCATGTATAATGGTTAATCCTGCATTCACTCTAACTTCTATTAAGTCAGCTATTCAAGCCTGGACTGAAAATGACGATGCTGATTTTACAGGACAACTTGATACCATTATCGCGCTGGCTGAGATTAGGGTTCAACGTGAGGCTGATCTAACTGAAAACCGGCAAATTGACACTACTGTAGCGGTTACTTCAGGACAGGATTATACCGATGAAGGAGCATTACCTACTAATATTATCCTTATCCGCTGGGTAAAAAACAATAGCGATGGGTCATTTTTACTGCCTAAGGATGAGTCCTTTATCTATGAGATGAACTCCAATTCCTCCACTGAAACGGCTCCTAAGTTCTATTGCTGGAAACAGGACGAAGACACTTTACAAATTGCACCAACTCCGTCAGCCTCTGTTACGCTGGAGGTAGCGTATAACTACAGAATGGCCGGACTAGTCACGACCTCACCTTCCTGGCTAAGTACTAACGCCCCAGATGTTTTATTATATGCCTGTTTGGTCGAGTGCATGGCCTTTATGAAGGTCACAGGTGAACAACGACAAATGTGGTTGGAGATGTATAAGCGAGCGTTGGACACCTTTAAGGTAGAAGAAGAAGGGCGTCATCGTACAGATGAGTTTAGACGCCCTGAGAAGAGGTAGGCATGGCTAAATTTAGTTCTGGTAAGCGTGCGTATCTTATTGATGACCGCACTGGACGTAAGATCAGGTATCGAGATGCGCGTACTGAATGGACGGGTCTAAGGGTACATAAGAACGAATGGGAAGAAAAGCATCCACAGATTACTCCGCCCAGAGTTCGGGACAGTTCTCAGGGGCTTCATCACCCAAGATCCGATACCAGAGAAGATGTCCTCAAACAATATACCTGGGACGACCTCCATGTGTTCACAGACTTTGCAGTATTTTTGGATGATTAGTAATGGCTAGTACAATTGATAGCACACTAGGCGCAGGCTTAACAACTCACGTTAATGTCTCTAAAACTGAGCTTAAGGCAGCATTTGATGTCGCCGCTAGTGAAATTGGTAAGCTAGAAGACGGTGGCTTTGAAGATGTCTCTGGTACTGGAGTACTGTGTGTAACTTCAGCTGGCACCACATCAGTTACTAGAACCATTACTGGAACCAGTGCTGAAATCACGGTTACTAATGGTTTAGGAGTGTCCGGTGACCCGACTATTTCCCTCCCTTCAGCCCTGACCTTTACGGGCAAAACCATTACTTTTGCTGGCGGATCTTTTACAAACTATCTCGATGAAGATAATATGGCATCGGATAGTGCTACTGCCGTGGCTTCACAGCAGTCCATTAAGGCATATATTGCCACTCAGGTTACAACAGCTTTAACGCAAGAACAAGTTGAAGATTTTGCAGGTGCCCTTGTAGCAACTGGCGGTACGAAGACAGGTATCGCAGTTACGTACCAAGACAGTTCAGGAGATATGGACTTTGTTGTGGCTACAGCCGGACTTACTACATCTGGAATAATTGAGATTGCCACTACAGCTGAAGTTAATACAGGCTCTGATGACACTCGTGCTGTGAGCCCTGTTGGATTGACTGCATGGACTGGTGATACTGCACTAGTGACAGTTGGAACAATTACAACTGGTGTATGGACTGGAACAGACGTTGCCGTGGCAGCTGGTGGTACTGGGTCAAGCACTGCAAGCGGCGCACGAACTAATCTGGGAGCCATAGCTACAGTTGTTGAGGATTCAACTCCGCAACTCGGCGGCTTCCT